CCCGGATCGAGGCCGAAAAGCAGGCCATGGTCCGGGCGTTCAACGCGGGGGACACCGCCGGCGCGATCCAGCACCAGGCCGCGTTCTATTCGCTGATCCGGGCGCGGAACCGGGAAATCCTGCGGGAGCATCGGTGTCAAGTGGAAGGCTTGATTGGCGTGCCGCCCGGCGCCGTCTGCGTCGCCTGCGGATGGCGCGCGCCATGAGCGAGGCGATGGCCAATCTGGAGCATTACGCGGCGTTTCTCGAGACCCGTCGGCAATGGGCGCAGATGGACGGATTCTCCCCCGTATGGATTCCAGATTTTCTTTTTGATTTCCAGAAGGCGCTGGTGGAATGGGCGGTTCGCAAGGGCCGCTCGGCGTTGTTCGCCGACTGCGGGCTCGGTAAGACGCCGATGCAGCTGGTGTGGGCTGAAAACGTGGTGAGGCATACGGGCGGGCGGGTGCTTTTGCTGACGCCGCTGGCGGTGTCCTATCAGACTTGCGCCGAAGCGGAGAAATTCGGCATTGATGCGCGCCGGTCCCAGGCGGGAGAACTGCCCGCGCACATCGTGGTGACGAATTACGAGCGGCTGCATTACTTTAACCCCTCGGATTTTGTGGGCTGCGTCGGCGACGAGTCGAGCATTCTGAAGAATTTTGACGGCAAGACGAAAAGCTCGGTGACGGAGTTCATGCGCAAGATGCGCTATCGCCTGCTGGCCACGGCGACGGCCGCGCCCAACGACTACATCGAACTCGGCACCAGCAGCGAGGCGCTCGGCGAGATGGGTCACATGGACATGCTGAATCGGTTTTTCAAGAATGATAACAATACATCTGCAACAAATAGGTTTCATGGGCAGGCCATGAAATGGCGCTTCAAAGGCCACGCCGAGACGCCGTTCTGGCGATGGGTGTCAAGCTGGGCGCGGGCGATCCGCCGGCCTTCAGACCTGGGATTCGATGATGGGGGCTTTGTCCTTCCGAAACTGATCGAGCGGGACCACCTGGTAGACGTGGAAACCTTGCCGGAGGGGATGCTGTTTGCCCTCCCGGCGGTGGGGCTCAAAGAGCAACGCGACGAAAGGCGCCGATCCATCGAGGAACGCTGCGGAGAGGTCGCGCGGCTTGTCAATGGCACGGGTCAGCCCGCGCTCGTATGGTGTCATCTCAATGATGAGGGGGATCTTCTGGAAGAAAGCATCCCGGACGCCCTCCAGGTCAGCGGCCGGGATTCAGATGATGCCAAAGAGGAAAAGCTGATGACCTTCGCGCAGGGAAAGGCTCGGGTGCTGATCACAAAACCCAAAATAGGCGCCTGGGGACTCAACCTACAACACTGCGCGCATATCACGTTTTTTCCGTCCCATTCCTATGAGCAGTATTACCAGGGGGTGCGCCGGTGCTGGCGGTTCGGTCAGACGCGGGAAGTGGTGGTCGATATTGTGACCACGGAAGGCGAGAAGGAGGTCAAGAAAAACCTTCAGCGCAAGGCGCAAGCGGCGGACCGGATGTTTGATGCCCTGGTCCGCCACATGAACGACGCGCTGCATGTTGACCGATCCAGACTTTTCAATGAGAGCGAGAGGATTCCGGCGTGGCTGTAAACAATCAGACGATCACGGACCAATATGCCATCTACGAAGGCGACTGCATCGAGGTGATGGCTGCGCTGCCAAATTCGAGCGTGCATCTATCCGTTTATAGCCCGCCTTTTGGGGGGCTATATTGCTATTCGAGCAACGACCGCGACCTATCCAACTGCAAGGACTACGCTGCTTTCTTTGATCACTACGCTTTTGTGGTTAGGGAACTATTTAGGCTCACGCTCCCGGGCCGGATGACGGCCGTGCATTGCATGGATGTGCCGAGCGGGAACTGCGGGACTGATTATCTGGTGGACTTTCCCGGGGACATTATCCGGCTGCATGAGCGCGAGGGCTGGCGATATGTCGCGCGCTATGCGATTTGGAAAGAGCCCCTAGGCGTTCGCAACCGCACCATGGCGAAGAACTTAGCGCACAAGACCATTGTCGAGGATTCGAGCCGGTGCAGCGTGGCGAGCGCGGATTATTTGCTGGTGTTTCGTCGGAAAGGCGAAAACAAAATTCCAATCGCGCATCCGGTCGGATTGATGGAATACGCCGGAGAGCGCAGGCCGCCGGCCGAAGTGATGTCCTATCGCGGATGGACCGGGAATCAGATCGAGAATCGCTACTCGCACTGGATCTGGCGCCAATACGCGAGCGCGTTCTGGGACGACATACGGATCGGTCGGGTTTTGCCGTTTCAGGGTGCCCGGGATTCAGACGATGAAAAGCACGTGCATCCGCTGCAACTGGATGTGATAGACCGCGTTCTGCAGCTTTGGAGCAATCCCGGGGAGACGGTGTTGACGCCGTTCATGGGCGTCGGGAGCGAGGTCTACAGCGCGGTGTGCTCGGGGCGACGCGGAATCGGCGTGGAATTGAAGCCGAGCTATTACCGCCAGGCTGATAAGAACTTGGCCTTGGCTAAGGCGGGGAAGCCGGATGATTCTCAGCTCATGCTAGAGATGCAAGATGCAGACGCGGTGGCAGTCGCTGATTGAGGCGATTTTTAATGTCGCGGTTGGCTACGGGGTCGCGCTGGCGACTCAGCTCATCGTGTTTCCCCTCTATGGCATGGAAGTCTCGCTGAATCATAATGTCCAGATTGGCGCCATCTTTACCATCGTCTCGCTGGCGCGGTCCTATGCGCTGCGTCGGATTTTCAACTACGCTCACGCGGTGAGGGCGGCACGATGAGCGAGGACTTCTACGGCCGCCTCACGCATCTCAACGCGGTGGCGCGCATGCACATCCAGACCTATCTGGCGCGCACGGGCCCGGGCGGGCTCTCCGATTTCCTGGATTCCGCCGAGTGGCTGTTCAGCCGCGCCGGGGAGAACAGTTTCGCCTGGGTCTGCGAGCAGAACGGCCTCGACCTGACCCGGGCCCGGGTCGCCCTGCTGCAGATCAAGACCAACCGCATGATCGCCGAGAATGGCGGGCCGCAGCTCACGCTGATCCGGGGAGGGCGCGATGCGGAAGCCGCCTAAGCCGAAGGCGAAGCCCGCCGCCCAGCCGCCTGTCCGGCGCGGGCGGCCGATTCAGGCCAAGGGGATCAGCGACTGGACTCTGGAGCGGCTTCGCACCCGGGGCAGCGCCACGTCGCGCCAGCTCGCCCGGGGCAGTCGTGGCAAATACAACGCCAATCAGATCAGCCGCATCATGTCCACGCTGGAACGCCAGGGCCGCGTCAAGCGGGTGGGCGAGATCCACCACAAGGGCAGCCGGGGCTGTCAGCGGACCATCGTGTTCGCGTTCTTCCGCGCCGACGTGCCCGCGCCCCGGCGGATCGACTCGCCCAAGCCCGTGGATTTCACGGCGCTGTTACGGGCCTACGGGATGACGCCGCCGAAAACACTCCCCGA